GACCCCACCTCCGAGATCGACTCGGCGAACAAGCTGCTCGTGGTCGCCGCAGCGAAGGAGCTCCATGACTCGGTACTGATGCTTGTGAAGAAGCTCGAGCGGCCGCTCATCCTGCGGCCCAACCGCAGCGTCAAGATCGCGAGGCGGTGATGAAGGTCTACGTCGCGAGCTCCTTCTATCGGAAGAACGACGTGCGCGCCATCCACCGGGTGCTGCGCGAGGCCGGGCACGAGGTCACCGAGGACTGGACCGCGGCGGATGCCGCTGGACTCGAGGGTGTTGCCTTGGCGAACTACCTGCGCCGCGGCGCAGAGGCCGACATCCGCGGCGTCCTCACCGCTGACGTGCTGGTCATCCTGCACGATGACCGCGGCCGCGGGATGGCGACCGAGTTCGGTGTCGCCCTCGCACGGGAGATCCCGGTGATCGTGATCGGGGCCCACTCACCCAGCGACTACGAGATGAAGAACGTCTTCTACCACCTCTGCGAAATCCTCCACGTGGATGGGATCGGTTCGGTCCTCGACATCCTCGCCGGCGAGCCCCGATTCGAGCGGGAGAAACGGAGAGCGGCATGCGCGTCGTGACCCGCTGGCCCGCGCTCGTGCGCGCCGGCCACGAGGCGGTGCTGGTCGAGCCGCTCGAGAACATCCTCGAGCTCGAGCAGCCGCACTGCAACACCTGCGAGTTCATGGTGGTGAAGCAGGGCACCTGCACCGCCGGCTGCCCGGCGCGGCTGCGGAGGCGGTGGTAGGTGACATCGATCGTCTACAACGCCCCGCCCACCGTGGGCGCGTTCATGAGGGACAACTCCTTCATGCGTGCGCTCATGGGCCCCTTCGGCTCGGGCAAGTCCGTGGGCTGCGTCTTCGAGATGCTCCGGCGTTCGATGGAGCAGAAGCCTGCCACGGACGGCGTGCGGCGCACCCGCTGGGCGATCGTTCGGAACACCTACCCCGAGCTCCGCGACACCACCCGGAAGACGTTCGAGGAGTGGATGCCGGGCGGGAAGGACCAGGCAAACTGGTCCGAGCAGGAGTTCACCTTCACCCTCCACCTCCCGCTGCCGGATGGCACCACGGTGGAGTCCGAGTACCTGTTCCGCGCCCTCGACCGGCCGGAGCACGTGAAGAAGCTCCTCTCCCTCGAGCTCACGGGCGCCTGGATCAACGAGGCGCGCGAGGTGCCGTACACCGTGGTGAAGATGCTCCTCGGGCGTCTTCGCCGCTTCCCGTCGATGCGGGACGGTGGGCCCAGCTGGTCCGGGCTCATCATGGACACGAACCCGCCCGACGATGACTCGTGGTGGTACAAGCTTTTCGAGGAGGAGAAGCCCGGCAACGCCCGCCTGTTCAAGCAGCCCGGTGGCCGGGAGCGGCTCGCTGAGAACCTCGGGCACTGGGAGGACAAGCATGGCCAGTGCATCGGCCACTACCTCTTCGAGCAGGGCGAGCGGTGGGAGAAGCACATCGAGGAGAACCCGGCGCCGCAGATCGTCTCGGCGCCGTGGGACAAGTCGAAGACCTGGGTCCGGCACCTCGCGCACCACTACTACCAGGACCTCGCGATCGTGAACGCTTCCGATCCGCTCTGGGTCAAGGTCCACGTGGATGCGCAGTACGGGCCCGTGCGCAAGGGCCGCCCGGTCTACCCGGAGTTCCGGGACAACCTCCACATCATCGAGCCCGCGCTCATCACCCTGCTTCCTGAAGCGGAGCTCCTGGTCGGGGTGGACTTCGGCCTCACGCCGGCGATGGTGATCGGGCAGCGCGATCCGCGCGACCAGCAGATCCAGTGGATCGACGAGATCGTCGCGGACGACCTCGGCGCCGTGCGCTTCTTCGAGGACGCCGCGCGCTACATCAAGCGCACCTACCCAGGCCGCCCGATTCGCGGCACCGGTGACCCAGCCGGCGAGGCGCGCTCGCAGGTGGACGAGCGGACGCCCTACGACGTGGCCTCGGCGATGGGAGTGCCGCTCTCGCCGGCGCACACGAACGACTTCACCCTGCGCCGCGACGCGGTGGGCCGGGCGCTCACGCGCATCACGCTCCTCGGGCGCCCGGGGTTGGTGGTGTCCTCGAAGTGCAAGGTGCTCAGGAAGGCGATGAATGGCGGTTACTGCCTGAAGCGCGTCGCCACCTCCGGTGAGGAGAAGTTCCGGGACGTGCCGGACAAGAACTCGTTCTCGCATGTCGCGGAAGCGGGGCAGTACCTGATGCTCGGTGAGGGCGAGGACACGACGGCGCTCGAGAGCGCGGCGGGCCCGACGCGCCGCGGCAAGCAGCAGTTCAAGGTCAAGACCGCCGGCGCTCGCCGGTTTCGGAGGGCGTGATGGAGAATCAACTGATCGTGCAGCGGGCCGATGCGCTGAAGGCGCAGCGGGCGAACATCGAGGCGAAGTGGACGGAGATCGACCGCTACATCATGCCGCTCCAGCAGGGCAACTTCGCGTCCTCGTTCACGAGCGAGAACTCGAAGGACTGGAGCACGCTCGACGTGTGGGACTCGACCGCGCCTATCGGCGCTGACCGGCTCGCCGCGATGCTCCACTCGACGCTCCTCTCCGGCCGCTGGTTCGGTGCCGGCTTCCGCGCGTCAAAGGTGAACCAGAACCCGCAGGCGAAGGCATGGCTCGACGACTGCGTGGACCGGATGTTCGACGCTATCATGGTGTCGAACTGGGAGGTCGAGACCGCCTCCGCGTTCCTCGAGTGGGTGGGCTACGGGAACACCTGCATCACCCAGTCCCTCATCTCCGAGGAGTCGTGGCAGGGCCTCGACTTCGCCTGCCACTCGGTGCGCGAGATGCTCTTCGAGGCCGACTGGAGCGGGCGCCCGTACCGCGTCTACCGGCCGCTGCTCTGGACCCCGGTGCAGATCGTCTCGAAGTTCCGTGATAAGCAGGATCCGTCTCAACCCTCGGTGCGTATCCCCGAGGCGATCGTGAAGCTCGCGAACGAGAGCACGGACGGCACGAGCGAGAAGAAGTCCGTCATCTTCTGCGTCTACCCGCGGGCGGGCATGAAGCCGATGCAGTTCGGGGAGAAGGCGCGCGCGCCGGAGCTCCGACCCTTTGGCTGGAAGTACGTGCTGCGCGAGGGCAACGTCACGCTGGATGAGGGCGGCTTCTACGAGATGCCCACGTACATCGCGCAGTGGGCGAAGAGCGCGAACTCGATCTGGGGTTACGGCCCCTCGCTCCTTGCGCTCCCCACGGTGAAGCTCCTGAACGCTCTCCAGGAGCACGTCGTGAACGCCGCGGCGAAGGCGGTGGACCCAGCCACGCTCGTCACCGAGCGCGGGCTCCTCTCCGATCTCGACCTCGGGCCGGGCGGAATGACGACGGTGCGCAGCCTCGAGGACATCGGGCCCTTCGAGTCGAAGGCGCGGTTCGACGTGTCGGAGACGCTGCTCGCGGACCATCGGAACATGGTGCGGAAGCACTTCCGCGAGGACGACATCTCGCTGAAGGACAGCCCCGCGATGACGGCCACCGAGGTGAACCGGCGCTTCGTGCTCCTGAACCGGTTCCTCTCACCTCCGGTGAAGCGGATGCAGTTCGGCATCTTCGCGCCGACCATCCAGACCACCTTCAACATGATGTACCGCATGGGTCAGCTGGACCCGCCGCCGCAGATCGTGCTCGACACCCAGCCGCGGATGCAGATCGAGTTCTACGGCCCGCTGATGACGGCGCAGCGCGATGATGAGGTGACCTCCATCGAGCGGCTCCTGGCGGCGAAGGCGGCGATGACGAAGATGGATCCCCGCTCGCCGGCGCGGTTCGTGGTGAAGGACGACGTGGCGCTCCGCGAGATGGCTGAGCGGCTCGCCACGCCGGGCAAGATCCTCGCCACGGAGCAGGAGCTCACCGCGCAGGTGAAGCAGGAGCAGCAGATGCAGGAGGCCGCGGCGAAGGCGCAGATCCAGAAGACGGCCGCGGAAGGGGCTCGCGCCCAGGCGGGCGCGCAGGAGATGGGCGGCGGGCAGGCGCCCATGATGGGAGGAGCAAATGGCGCGTGACCGAGGTGGGTTCGAGCAGGGGCGCCGGCGCGACGAGCAGGGGCGACCGCTGAAGCTCCAGACGCCGCCGGCGTCCGAGTCGTACCGGGAGAACTACGACCGCATCTTCCGCAAGCCTTGCGAGAGGTGCAGCGGCACCGGGTTCGACTTCGACTGCGGTCGAGTGGTGCAGTGCCCACGGTGCTCCGGCACCGGAAAGGATCCGTGATGCGGGTGGCGAGCGCGGAATGCGCAAAGTGCGGCGCGGTGGCCGTGGACATGTACACCAAGGAGTCGGCCTTCGTGGTGAAGGTCAGCCAGGGCAACGCCATCCGGGACCACCGCGAGGCATGCAACGGCAAGATCACGGTGAAGGACGAGGAGGTCGGGCGCCGTGGCTGACGCGATCGTGGAGAAACTCGCGCTGAAGGCCGGCATCGTGAAGCGGGTGCTCGCGACGCCGGATGGGCAGGCGCTCCTGGAGATCCTTCGCACCGAGTTCCTCAACCGGCTCGAGGCGAAGGAGCCGCACCAGATCATCTTCAACGCGGGGCGCGCGGATGTGGTCGCGTACCTCATGCAGCTTCAGAACTTTAACCCCGACAGGAGGTAAGCATGTCGTTCCGTAGAATGCGGTGGCTGATGGAGACCGAGGACGAGCGCGCGCGGGCTGCGGCGGCGGCGGCAGCTGCCGCGGCAACCGCGACGCCGGCAGACTGGCGCACGGCGCTGCCGGAGGGCATCCGCGCCGACCCCTCGCTCGCGTCGTTCAAGGATGTGGGCGCGCTCGCGCAGAGCTTCATCGAGACGAAGAGCCTGGTCGGGAAGTCGATCCGGCCACCGGGCCCCGACGCGAAGCCGGAGACGAAGAAGGAGTTCGTGGACCGGCTCCTCCAGATCGAACCCGCGCTCGTCTACGCGCCGGACGGCGACCCGGAGGCGGTGAACAGGATGTGGAAGCGGCTCGGGAAGCCGGAGAAGCCGGACGAGTACGAGATCCCGGAGCAGGCCAAGGAGGCGGGTTTGAACCCCGACGACCTCCGCGCGCTGGCGGTGACGGGCGGGCTCACCAAGGCCCAGTTCAAGGGGCTCGTGGAGGTGATGGCGAAGGCGAGCCTCGAGCAGAAGCGCCTCTCCGCGCTCGACCGGCTCGCGCTCGACCAGGAGTGGGGCGCGGCGAAGGAGGAGCGCACCCTCTCCGCCAAGGCCGCGGCCCTGAAGATGGGGCTCACCGAGCCCGAGGCGAACGCGCTCACGCCGAAGCAGCTGAAGGCGTTCTTCGGTGTCGCGAAGGCGATCGGCGTGAACGGGAACGAGTTCCGCAAGCAGGGCGACGGCGGTGAGAACGTACTCGACCCGGCCGAGGCCAAGCGGCAGATGGACGAGATCCGCGACAACCCGGACTACTTCGACCCGTACAAGAACCCCGGCCGTCACGCGACGCTGGTCGCCAAGATGTCGAAGCTCTCGGAGATGGCGTACAGGTAGTTGACAGCGGCGCTTGGCCGGCTGTACGCTGAAAATACTGGAGGGGCGGGAGTACCGGGGTAAGGGCCCCGCCCCTCCAAGGCTTCGACGGGGAGAGCGCATATCCCCGAGCTTGGCGAGCCCCCTCTAGGGACTACTCGCGGCGTCTGGTGAACACCCCCACACGCCCGCGAGATGCGGGCCTAGAGGAGAATCAACATGGCCGTCAACGAAGTCATGAACCACTTCGTGAAGACGTTCGAGCAGAACGCCATTCACCTGGTGCAGCAGAAGTTCTCGAAGTTCCGCTCCCGCGTCACCGAGAAGTCCCCGGGCCCGACCTCCTCGCACAGCTTCCGCGTGGTGGACGCCCGCGGCGCGATGACCGACCGCGCGAGCGTCGGCGCGAACGCCGGGAAGCGCCCGAACACGAACTTCTCGGACACCGTGTACAACGACCGCGTGGTCTCCACGGTCCCGAAGAACACGTCCGACTCGTTCTCGCGCCCCGACCTCAAGCGGATGCTCGAGAACCCGCAGTCGGAGATCTACAAGGCGATGGTGCCGCAGGTCGGGCGCACCTTCGACGACGTGATCAACACCGCGTTCTTCGCGAACGCCCCCGACGCCATCGGCACCGCCAACGCCTTCGGCGCGGGCGCCACCACGCCGACCGTGGGCGGCGCGGCCATCGCGTTCTCGCTCTCGCTCGTCGCGGACCTGCTCGAGGGGTTCAACACGGACGAGGTGGATCCGGACGAGGAGAAGTTCCTCGCGGTCTCGCCGGCGGCGGTCACCGCCATGCTGCTCGAGCCGAAGGCCACCTCGGTGGACTACGTGAACGCCCGCGCGCTCATGTCCGGCAAGGTCGTGGACGGCTACATGGGCTTCACCTGGATCATGTCCAACCGGCTCACGCACCCGGTCGCCGGGCAGACCTACTGCCCCGCCTGGACGCGCGACTCGATGGGCCTGCTCGTCCTCCAGGACATCGTGACGGACATCGGGGAGAGCCCGACGCAGCAGTTCGACACGATCATCCAGCTGTCGATCGACATCGGCGCCACCCGCATCCAGGACAAGAAGGTGAAGCGCATCCACTTCCTCGAGTAACCCCGGGGTGGGGACGTAGTAGCTCGCGCCCCGGGCGACTCTCAAGTCGCCCGGGGCTTTTTCACAAGGAGAGTACGAGATGGCACTTCGACAAGGCTGCAACAAGGACGAGATGGACAAGCTGGTCTCCGCGCTGGTGGCCTCGGAGGGCGACTGGAAGGAGGCGAAGCGGGCCGTCCCCGGCGTGGACCCCACGGTGCTCGACAAGGGGTTCAAGGCATGGGCCTTCAAGACCGCCGGGCTGAAGATCCCCGACGATGCGAAGGCGCTCGCCGCGGAACAGGAGCGGCTGGAGAAGCTCTCGGCGGAGAACAAGGCCAAGGCGAAGGCCGCTTCCGACGCCGCCGCTGCCGGCAAGCCGCTCCCTGACGCGGACCCGCTGAAGTAAGGACAGGAGCCCTCCGTGACCGAGATCGAAATCTGCACCGCCGCCCTCAACGCGCTCGGCACGGAGGGCATCACCACGTTCGAGGACGACACCAACGAGGCGCGGGCCTGCAACGCGTTCTACGCGATCGTCCGCGACAAGGTGCTCGAGGAGCGCGTCTGGTCGTTCGCGAAGCGGCAGTATTCGCTCGCGCCGGATGCCGTCGCTCCGATCTTCGGCTGGTCGAAGCGGTTCGCAATCCCCGGTGAGGTGGTGCGTGTTCACCGGGTGGACGACGGCAGCGGTGAGTACCGGGCGCTCTGGGACCTCCAGGGCCGCTTCATCCTAGCGGACATGGACATGGCGTTCGTCACCGCCGTCGTGCGCGAGACCGACACCACGCTCTACTCGCCGGGCTTCTCCCTCGCCGTCGCGCTGCGGCTCGCCGCGGTGCTCTCCGTTCCGCTGAAGGAGAACCGGCAGCTGAAGGCCGACCTCCTCGCCGAGTACAAGTACGAACTCAAGGAGGCCGCGGGGGCGGACGGGGCGCAGGGGAAGTCGGAGCGCATTCGGTCGGACTGGCTCTCGCGGTCGAGGTAGCCGATGCCCACCCAGACCTTCTTCCCGCTCCAGACCGCCTTCAACGCGGGCGAACTCTCCGGCCGCATGAGCGGGCGGATGGACCAGCCGGTGTACAAGGTCGGCCTCGCCTACTGCGAGAACTTCGAGCCGCTGCCGCAGGGGCCGCTCCGCATGCGCGCGGGGTCGATGCACGCCGCGCAGCTGAACGCCGCGGCGCTGAACAGCGTGCGGCTCATCTCTGCACGCATGACGCCGGAGGAGGACTACACCCTCGTCCTCACGAACCTGCTCCTCCAAGTCTACTCCTACGCCGGCGTCGTGCCGGTGCAGGGTATCACCAGCGGAACGGAGGGACTGGTCAACCCTAGCTTCGATGACGGCGCGACGGCGTGGGTCACCGCCACCAGCGGGTCTAACACCATCACCTTCACCGGTGGCGTTTGCACCATGACCTCTTACGACAGGTCAGGGGTGCCGATGATCTCGCAGGCGTTCACCTCCGGGCTAACACAGTCTGCGACACTGAAGATCCGGGTGAAGAGTACGGCGGGAACGGTGCAGCTGTTCGTCAGGGTGAAGAATGCAGCCGGCGCCTACATCTTGAACACCACCGTTGCCCCTTCGGTCGGAGAGTTGACGTTCCCGCTCAGTCTCACGGCGCAGCAGTACACCGTGCAGATTATTAGCTGGTACGACGCCACCGTGGCATTCGATTACGTGTCGGTGATCTTGGACACCGGAGCGATGGGGGTGGGGGACAGCCTCGTCACGCCGTGGACGGCGGCGCAGCTGGCCGACCTCCACTACGCGGTGGACGCGGCCAGCGGCCGGGTCACGAT